TCATGAATATGTTCTGGTGTCAGACTGGCGTGATGACCATTCGCATGACAAGAGAATAGAGGTCATCCCATTGCTAGATGAGGTAGACCCGTTAGGTGACCTGCGCTATCGCATGGGTATAGACCCCAACATGTATACGGGAGAGAAACGTGATATTCCTGCTGACAACAAAGAGTGTAAATTTGCCATAGTGTGCCTGGTTCCTACTCCCGGCTATCGAGATTACCCCATTCCGCCATACACAGCAATCTTTAGAGATGCGTGGTATGATATTTACCGCCTGATTGGTATTGGAAAGCGCTTTATGATCAAGAACACCAGTGCGCCCCGACTTCAAGTGGAGGTGCATCGCACCTACTGGGATAACGTATGCCGTGAAGAGGGTATCACGGATCCTGAGAAACGTAAGGCCAGAATCAAAAAGGAACGTCAGGACATCACGGATTTCTGCACCAAGCCGGAGAATGCTGGTAAGACATGGGTGACTACTTACGACATGACACCTGACGGCAAAGAGCGGAGAATGGTCCGAGTCTATAACCTCATAGAAGGTAAATCGAAAGAGGGTGGTGATTGGAGCGAAGATATGAGTGAGGCTGCCAACTCGCTATGTTTCGCTATGGGCGTACACCCCAACATGGTTGGTGCTACTCCCGGCAAGTCGCAGATGAACAACTCAGGTTCAGACAAGCGCGAGCTGTTCACATTGAAACAGGCTATAGAAAAGGCTTTCCATGACGTGATGGAGGTTCCCTTCCACGTCATTGCTCATTTCAACGGCTGGTCCGAGAAGTATACGCTGGACGTCCCAATGATCCAGCTGACTACGCTCGATGAGAATAAAGACGCTAAAGAAACAACAGTAAATACACCTGAAGATGGCAACAATCAATCTGGAAATAAGTAAAGAGAAGTTCGATGCTGCCGTACCTGCAGCGAAGGAACCGAAAGGCTATATATTCGCACGTATGGAGCCTTTCATCAAAGAAGAGATGGAGCTCATCAGCGCTAACCTGCTGGGTGATGTCGGCATAGAAGCTGCGAATAGCGAGCCGGAAGGCCGACTGTCGAAACTCATCATCAGCATTGCCTGTCAGAAGGCATTTGCTGAGAAGATGAGAAGTCTGGATCTTGTCATCACCTCTACTGGGTTCGGTGTTGTTTCGACAAACGATACTGCACCGGCTTCAAAGATGCGCGTCGATGCGCTGGATGGAGAGCTGAGGGTGTCGATCCTACGCCACAAAGGGTTCCTGATGAGCGAGCTCTTCAAGGTTGATGGCTGGTACCAGCAAGCTCCCGTACCCGTGGATTCCCTGTTCTACCACTTCTTTTTCCTGACGCAGTTTGCAGGCATGGAATCTCCAGTGGCCAAGGACTGGGAGATAGCTGCCCCGTTGATTGTAGAGGCAGACGCTTTCCTCCGTAAGCATATCTCGGATGAGTATATGGATGAGCTGATCAAGGAGATGTGTACCGACAAGACTACAGCTACCAGCCGTAGTATCATCCATCAGATACGACGTATCATCGGCACCAATATCCGCGGTGACCGCAAGACGGCTGAGGAGTATTTCCGTCGTCTGATGAACACGCTGGAGAGTGACCTGGAGACATTCTCCACCTACGCTGGCAGTCAGGCCTATAGAGTGAGACATCAAGAAAACTGGGAAAACAAGCAGGATGCAGGGGCCTTCCATTTCGTCGGGTAAGCTACAGCTGCACTGCCCCAAATCATGGGGTGAACTGTCACAGGAGCAGTTGCGCTATGTGCTGGAACTCATAGGTTCTGGCAGATACCAGTCTATTGAGATCCGCACATTCATGCTGATGCGCTTCTGTGACATCACGATCCTGAAAAAGCACACGGAGGGCTTCTGGTCATGCGTGATCACGCTGGAGGACGGCAAAAAGCATTATTTCGACCTGCAGACTTGGCAGGTACAAGATATGGCCCAGCAGCTACAGTTCATTGACAAACCGGAGGAGATGGATATTCGGCTGGAGAGTATCCATGGATTCCATGCTGTCGATGAACTGCTGCACGGCCTCCCTTTTATTGACTACCTGAACCTGGAAGCATGCTACCAGGGATGGATAGCTACCAAACAGGCTGAACGCATGGCTGCCATGGCAAGGATACTCTACAGGGATACTGACGGCAACTTGCCGGACAGTCTGGAGCTTGACACAGCAGAAGTGACTGGAACGCTGTTCTGGTTCTTCCATGTAAAGATGGTGTTTGCCAAGGCTTTCCCTCATTTCTTCAAACCTGCTGCCAAGGTGAGTGGTAACTACAATCATCTGGATGCCGTCAACGCACAAATACGTGCTTTGACAGAAGGCGATGTGACGAAGGAGGAGACAGTCAAACACCTTGACTGCTGGCGCTGCTTGACAGAGCTGGATGCCAAGGCAAGAGAAACAGAAGAATTCAAAAGCAAATATGGAAACAACAAACCGTAAATCATTCGATGCACTAGCCTATTTCAAGGAGATGGGTGAGCACAACAAGCTGGCTAAGGAACTTGGCTTCTACGTGGGTTTCTCTTCAGGTCCCGACGCATTGGATATCATTATGTCGGAATACCGTGAATATGCTAACTTCATCCTCATAGACGATACGACGGCTGCGAACACATTCTGCTCAAAGCCTGGCTGGTTTGACCGAAACGACTATACCGTATGGATTCTGATGGGCTACGACCATCAGGACGAGAAAGACTATAGCAGGAAGCTGGAGACTTGCCGACAGATCTTCAAGCAGTTCCTTAGCAGGATGATCTATGACCGTAAGACGATGAAGTACGGTGATGCGTTGACATTCCTTCATACTGAACAGGTCTACTCCATGGAGTTTGGTCGTCGGAGCTTCAATGGTGCTACAGGTGTGATGTTCAAAATCAATAACGACGAACCGGCAAACCTCTGCTATAAAGAAGACGAATGGCTGTAATAGAGAACGAGAGGGAACTACAGAAGTTCGAGAAGGAATGGACGGAGAATATGTCCGTCTATTGGCGCGAACGGATGGAGCGTCTGCGTATCATTGATACTGGCGCTTTGCATTCTTCTGTTGTCGGCTTGCTCCATCCTGGACATCCCACAACGATAGAACACTCGTTTCTCTTATACGGGAAGTATGTCTCAGAGGGTGTTGGCCGGAACTTCCTAAAGAGCAAGAGGGCAGATGGTACCATCCCCTTCTTGCTTCCTGGAGGTGAAGACTACCGTAAAGAGAACAGGTTGGACAGACCCAGACGTATCGGTCCTGCATGGCGTCGTTCAAAGAACTCTCCGGGTGATGCTGCCAATCATGAGGCAGGCGGACGCCCGATGAAGTTCAACCCTGTAACAGGGAAATTCGAAGAGCGAGACTGGTTCTTCAGAAAATACTATGCCAGCCGTATGAATCTGAACGATTTCGAGGCTGCTTACTATGGCCGTACATACCAGGGCATGATGACTACTGCAGTTCAGGAACTGCTCAATCAGGTACGTGTCTTGTAGTTTTATTCGGCTTGCAAATGTGGTAACTTTGCAGTAAACAAAATCACTCTGATGGATAAAGCGAAATTTCAGGCAGCGGAACAGCACTTTAAGACCATTCGCGATGAGCGAGGCCTTAGACAGAATACGGCTACCCGTATCGGTACCGCTTTCCTGGAATTGCTTTATCTTCTCGACGAGGCCAGCGAAGAGGAATTAGACCATTTCGCCAACAGTCCTATATTTGAAAAAGGACTGGTTTCTCTGGCGGCCATCCTGTTTGGCAACTATGTAAAAGGACAGAGTGGTGGCAGCATCGATGAGAAGGGTGATGCAGAGCTGGACAGTCTTACTTTAAGAGGTGATGCTGTCATTCCTTCCATCTTGCAGTCTACCGTTTTCCGTAAAGGGCTTCTTACACTGGGGAAGATTTTGTTTGGTAATTACGTTAAAGGGGAGAGTGGTGGATACATAGACGAGAACGGCAACGGTGAACTGGAAAGCCTGGTGGTCCGTTCCGGTATGACTATAGATAAGTTCCTGAACCAGCCTACATTCGTGAATGGTCTTATCACGTTGGGTAAGCTCCTGTTAGGGAACTATGTCGAAGGGGAAAGTGGTGGCTACATAGATGAGAACGGCAATGGCGAACTGGAGAGCCTGACTTTAAGAGGAGAGGCTATCATTCCTGCCATCCTCAATTCTACCGTATTCCGCAAAGGTCTTATCACGTTGGGTAAGCTCCTGTTAGGGAACTATGTCGAAGGGGAAAGTGGTGGCTACATAGATGAGAA